AAAGTTATCGGAGTTTCTTTCATTAATAATACCCTTAGAGTTATTGAAGAGTTCTCTTGCCTTCTCTGGGGTGTTATGAGTTGCTTTATATGATGCAAGTTCATCCTTCATTTCAACCCCAAAAGTTTGAAGTTGTTGCCAGAAGTTTACAAGAGGTTCATATAGATCATTTACCCAAATCTTGAGATTTGGATACTTCTTGGTAATGTGTATTGCTACACTGCCGCCACCCAGAAACGGTTCACGAAACTCTTCAAAGTCACGAAGATCAGGGAAGTATTGATCCATTTTGATGCAAGCACGGGACTTACCGCCAGGATACCTCAGGGGCGTTTTCAGGGATTTCATAGAATCAGTTTTTTCTTCTCAGGTTTTACCAAAGCACTTCCAAAAATAGATTCGTACTTGGTTTGAACATCATCATCACATTCTACCACATAAACAAGATGTTCTTTACTTAGAGTAATCTCTTTCTTTTCTTTGCTGATGACTGTTGCCCAAGGTGCAAATCCAACACCATTAGCATTTGGAAGAACAACCAAACCATTTTGAATGGTTAGAGTGCTTTCATCTTCAGAAAGAAGTTCTGCAAGGACTTCTTCACCAGTGATAATACGGAGCAGTTTTACATTCATTGTTCTACCTCACCTACAAGTTCAATGTCTTCAAATTGATCGGATGTGATTTCATGAGGACCAATGCGATACCAGTAATCACCATCCTTTTCTCCAAGATATTCAATGTCATCACATTTGTTTTCCCGCAACCACGCTTGGAGACGCATGTGCTTAAGTTCTTTTTGAGTAATCATTTAAAGTTACACTCCACCATAATTTCAGTTAGCGCCGCCAGAAGGTTGATCTCTTGATCGGCAACAAATGCGATCTGATACTGATACTTAGCAATAATGAGGACAGCAGCAGCAAGGGAAGGACCGTCAACGGCATCAGGAAGAGCATCGTAAACACGACGCAATAATACACCAGGATCATTGTCCAAGTTATTGACACACCATTTACGAACTTCAGGAAAGTTCTTTTCCTTGAGGTTTTTAAGGAGATCATTTACCGAAACATCTGAGAACGACGCGAGAATGCCCGAATCAATTTTACCACCCACGGAGTATCTTTGACACTCGTTGAGAACTCGTCGCCAATCGGGGAAGTGTTTGTTGATGAGTTCGATGAGAACCTTTTGATCATATTCAATGCTTTCTTCCTCAAGAATAGTCCTGACACGCTGGAAGAACTTTGCTGCGATTGCAGGTTTGTCTTTTGATTTAATTCCGAACTCGACCACTGCACATCGGGAGTGGAGAGGTTCAATAATCTTGTTCTTATAGTTGCATGTGAAGATGAATCGGCAGTTGCGATTAAATTCCTCAACAGACGCCCGTAGTAGGAGTTGTACATCATGGGTTGTGTTATCCGCCTCATCAATAATGATGACTTTGTGCTTTGCAGTTGACGAAAGTGAGACGGTCGAAGCAAAGTTTTTCGCATTATTTCGGACAGTATCCAAGAATCGTCCTTCATCGGACCCATTGATGACATAAAAATCTGCTCCCAGTTCAGTACAAAGTGCTTTTGCTACTGTAGTCTTTCCAACTCCAGGAGGACCAGATAGTAGCATATTTGGAACCTCTCCCCTATTTACAAACTCTTGGAAAGTTTGCTTAATGTTGTCTGGGAGAATACATTCTTCAATAGTTTTGGGGCGATATTTCTCAACCCAAAGAAATTCATTACGACTCATTAGTTTTTCTTAGTTCAAAAGATCCGTCTTCACGGGTAATCCATTCTATCATATCCCCTTCTTTCCATCCAAGACTATTCATCATCTCATCAGGAAATGTAATAACACCATCATCATCAATCGTTAGAGTTGTTTTCATACCCAATCAGGTTTGCGGTGAGGAAGTTTAAGATAGTTGTCTTTGACCCATGGTTTAGATGCAATATACATCTTGTATTTGTCATATATGGATATTGAAGTATCCAGTTTGAACTCATCAGGTCCAGCAAAGACAAACGGTTTAGGGACCTTCCCAGAGCGCCCTGTGGGGTCTCCTGTGGGCAGGATCTCCTTTGCTGCCATCAGAGTGTGGAAACAGGTGTGGACCTTGCCATAGCGCACCTTGTACTCATCACAGAGGGCAATGCCGTGCTGCAGCAACCACTGCCAGTTCATCACAAAATCATTTGCCCAGATAGTGCAAGGATGATTGCGAAAAGCACCCTTCTCAGTAGCATAGGGAGTACCGTCTGCTTTGGGAAGAGTGCCAAATCCATGACCCCATTTGTCTGATGCTACGATGGCAAGCATCTGACAGGTCTCTAGAGGCATCTTGACAATGTGTTTGTCAGGAAGAACCTTGGCAGAAACATATGGAGATGGATCAGTAACAAAAATGTTCATGAGAAAGGAACTCGCCTAGGATTACCACAAATATTAGCAGAAGGCATCTCTGCTTCAAAGAGTTTTTTTGCCTCCCATTGGTATCTTGCTTCCATTATCTTAGTAAAATACCGAGTGCCCATACTTGGGACTCGGTATGTAATTTCCCACTTAGGCATCATCAAAAGAAGAATCAGGTTCCAGAGCAATATAATAGGTCAGATCTCGTTCAACACTCTTGAATCGAGACAGAAGTTTACGAGACACAACCACCTCATAGGTGCCAGGAAGAATCTTGATGTTTTCAACCTTGAAGTTAAAGGAGAAAGTAGATTCGGTTTCGCCAACAATGATAGAGAAATCATTGGAGGTTTCATTCTTTTTGTCCCGAACCAAAAGTTTCACAACACCATTTTCTCCAACAGCAGAGATATCAGGGAGTTGATAAACAGATGCTGCTTTCAGCAGTTTATCAAGTTCTTGAGTTTTCAGAACAAAACAAACATCTTCACTTGGGAGAGCAATCTCCTTATTAGGAGGAGTGGTAATCACCTCAGGGTCAGCAAAGAAATACTTTGAACGCATTTTGCCTTCACGGATAACAACATATCCATCATTAGCAAAATCAAGTTCTGGATTCTGATGAAGAGAAAGTCCATTCAAGAACTGATTCAGATCATAGATTGCAAAATCTTGTGGGATAGACTCCTCAAGTTCTGCCTCAGCAAGAATGTTTTTAAGCAAGGAGATTGTCCGAAGAGAGTTGCCTTCTTTGAAAACAATGGATTGATTGATGCTAGAAAAGTTCTTGAGCAGCGAGATGGTCTTTTCCGACAGTTTCATAGTTTTATTTTTCAGTTTCATAATCAACGGGGGTAGGAGCTGGTCTCCTTGTGCATACCAGAGAAGTGGTAGAGAAGAATACAGTAGTGGATTGCTTTAAGAATGTCAAGTTTAGACTTACCATTTTTCTTACCAAATCGAGACAAATACTTAATAGCATTTGATCGGGTAAATGGTTCAGCATCTCCAATACTCTCAATCAAATCAAGAGTTTGTGTCTTAGATTCTTGAGAAGTGTAATGAGAGCGATAAGTTCCAGAAAGATAATCACGAATCTCTTTCAGAGTTTTATCTTCTTCATACTTCCAAAAGTGAGAAGGTTCAGTGTTCAAATCAGACATTGTTTCAGGTGTTTCCATAGTCAAAGTAAAGGCATTTTCGACAAAAGATTTTTCGTCTTCAGGACCAAACATAATAAGGAGAAGTCATTACTAACCTCTCCGAATTATATCAGAAAGGTGCGTCAGATGCAACTTCCAACACCTCTACAGATTCCTGAGAAGGCATTTCAAAATCAGCATCAACCTTGTCATAAAGTTCAAGAAATGCAGTTTTGGTTTCATCATCAAACCGATTGAGGCAAAGTTTGATTGCTTTTGCTTTATCGTTGAAGATATTGTAAGCATTCACAATGTGAACGAGGCGACGAGTGCTGATCACTTCATCAATGCCACCATCATAGAAGGTTTTACGGATGATGTCTGCCCAGTCAGCAAGACGCTTACAAAACTCTGCATCTGGGCAAATTTTCTTGAGAATATTAGTCTCAACAGTAACAGTGGGGTACTCTTGCTCAAAGGTTACTGGGAAACGCTCTAGGAAAGCTTCATTAAGCACATTAGTCCCAATGAATCGACCGTCATCGGACCCTTTACCCTTTGTATTGGCTGTTGCCAAGATCTGGAAACCCTCGGCGGGCGTAATCTGTTTGCCAATCTTCTTGAGGAAAACTCCTTTACCTTCAAGGGCGGACTGGAGACAGAGGATTTTGTTTGAAGCAAGGTCGATTTCGTCAAGGAGCAAAACGG